AGCAATTACGACGGCCGGGTTTAATATCGACGGCCCGGCGGCCTCTATTATGAAAACGGCGAAGGCGGTCCTCGACGGTTTAAAGACTGACGAGAGGACTTTCGCCCTAATGTTTCAAATTGACGAGGGCGACGACTGGAAAGACCCCGCGACGTGGATAAAATCAAACCCCGGCCTCGGTGAGTCTATTAGTTACGAATATCTAACTCACCAATGTAAGCAAGCCCAAAACGCCGGAGGTCGTGCGGTTGTCGAGTTTATGACTAAGCACCTTAATATCTTTGTAAGTTCGTCGTCTCAATGGGTCGACCGGGATAACTGGCGGGCAAATATTACAAAAGACGAACCCGAACCCGGGGCGGTTTGTTATGCTGGTTTAGACCTCGGGAGCGTTTCGGATATGACGGCCCTCGCTTTATTATTCCCTCGGGAAAATGATTTTTTAATAAAGGTTCACTTTTTTGTGCCTGAGCGGGCTATTGAAAGAAAACTCGAGGAGGACGAAAGCACAATATATGCCAAACTCGCCGACCTCGATAACGTCCACGTCACTCCCGGCAACGTCACGGATTACGACTACGTCCGGAAAATGATAACCGGACACCACACGAACGACGAGGGGCGGGTTATAGTCGACCCGGATTGTTTAGCCACTAAATACGAACTTAAAAGTGTAGCGTTCGACCGTTACAACTCGAGCCAGTTGATTATCGACATAACTAACGACGGCGTCGAGTGCGCTCCTTTTGGTATGGGGTTCGTCAGCCAGTCAGCACCAACAAAAGAGGCCGAGCGTTTAATACTAGACGGTAAACTTAAACACGACGGCGACCCGGTCCTCGAGTGGCAACTTGGCGCCGTGGCCCTTACTTACGACCCCGCCGGAAACGTGAAAATCACGAAAAGCAAGAGCGGAAAAGTCGACGGGTTGGTTGCCTTGGTTATGGCCCTCGGTGAGTTTATGACTTGGAACGACGAAGAAACGGCCCCAACTTTGCCCGACGATTTTACTATCCGGACGCTATGAACGAGGATAAAAAACGCCTAAAATTAGCCCGACGACTTTACACTCGGGAGGGTTTTTTTGAAGTTTTCCTTGAAAAATTAGACGGACAAAAAACGGCGACGGTTGTATATTATGAGGTCGAAATGATACACGACGACTTGTTCGGAGTGTTTAAATTCCCCACTTTGAACGCCTTTTATGTGTGGACTTGTAAGCGTCGAAAGGGTAAATTTAAGGAATTTCGTAAAAAAAAGGCACCCTTTTAAAACGCATTTTAAGCCCTTTTAAGCCACTTTAACCCCTCTTAGGTGCTATACCCTTAAAAACTTGAGTTCGTTAAATTCCCTTATTTTACTGGTGTTCCCGGGCGTTTTTTTTGTCTTGCCTAAATTTGCCAAAATTCCAATTTTTTCCCCTTTTTTGCGTCCTTATTTTTTTCGTTGTAGGTTTGTCGAAATCGTTAAACTCAAATTTATTTATTATGTCAAAAAAACAAAAAGCAGAACTACAAGGAACGACGTCGATAATTTTATCGAGGGCGTTTAATACAAAAACGACCGAGAGCGGGAGCGTTGAAATTTACCTCGGTAAGCAACTCGTCGGCGAGGTTTTTAATTCAGACACTCGGAAAATTTTAGCGGAATGATAAAAGCAACTTTTTCCGACTGGCACAAATTCGACGATGAGGTATATCAAAAAAGAGTCTTTATAGAAAAAAAAGATAATTTAAAAAACGTCCTCGGGTTTATAACTATAAAAAGAAACGGCGCCGGCTTATCGACTGACGGAATTATCGACGAATACGAGATTTATATGTCGGACACTTTGGACCGCTGGCGGGTTGGTTTAATTAAAGGACTAGAAAAGGCCAAGGCTTACGGCGATAGATACCTCGCTGAACACTTTCGCCCGGACTTACATAATTGAAATGTAAAGTTTGACAATGCGCCACGTCCGGGGGCGCCTAGGGGTCGGGGTTGTTCCCGGCCCCTTTTTTTACGTCTTAAAAAAAAAGTTGGGGAAAATGTTGGATATTAAAAAATTTATATTACCTTTACAAAGTCAAACAAAAACAAACTAAAAAATTTCAATTATGACAAAGCAAACAAAAACTAACATTTACGAGTTAATTACTAACCGAGTAATCGAGGGCCTAGAGGAGAAGGGTCTTAAGTGGTTCCGCCCTTGGGCCGGTTCTTTTAACGGACCTATGAACCACACCACCGAGAAAAATTACACGGGTTTCAATATCTTTTGGCTTAATATGGTTAAAGAGACCGAGGGCTATGAGTCTAACGAGTGGCTCACTTATAAGCAAGGCCAAAATATAGGCGCAAAATTAAAGAAAGGCGAAACGGCAAAAGATAAAAGTCAGTTCGTCGTATACTGGGCCGTTTCTTATAAGCACAAGAAAACCGGCGTTTACTACAATAGCGAGGCGCAACTAAAAAAGGCGGGCGTTAAGCCGTCAGAGTGTAATAAGTTTTTCTCTATGCGTTCTTTTTACGTTTTCAATATCGCACAATTTGAAAACCTAGAGCCTAAGCGTAAAGCGACCGACGCCCCAGTTTTTTCGCCTATCGAGGAGGCTGAAAAAATTTATAATAATTACGAGAATAAGCCAACCCTCAGCCACCGAGGGAGCCAAGCCTTTTACCAACCTATGACTCACGCCGTAACTATGCCGGAAAAGGATAGCTTTTTAAGTTCGGACGATTATTACAAGACTCTTTTCCACGAGTTGACACACTCGACCGGACACGAAAGCGGTTTAAAGCGTAAGGGAATCGTCGAATTTAACGGGTTCGGGACTGAGGTATATAGCAACGAGGAGTTAATCGCGGAACTCGGTAGCGAGTACCTAACCGGAATAACTGGAATAAAGCCAACCGACGACTCAAAGAACTCTCAGGCTTATATTAACGGTTGGATTAAGAGACTTAAAGACTCAGACCCAAAGACGATAGTCGTAGCCTCTCAACAAGCTATTAAGGCCGTTAACTATATGCTCGGCGAATAATGAATTACTACGATAGAAAACTTGAACGAATCCGCTCCCGGAATATAGGGAGCGGGTTTTGTTTGTGGGTCCTCGACCACTTAGAAAAGGAGCGCGACGTTTTACGGGCCGTCGATTACGATGTAATGACGCGAACGGTTGAGGTATTAAATAAGGTTTTAGTTTTATGCTCTGAAATGGAGGACGAACTCGAGCGCGAGGTTGTATATTTGGCCGAACAAAAGGACGTAAATATTTACCTAGCGGCGAGAGTTAGAAACCTCGAGGCAAAACTTGAGAACGTGACAAGAAAAGCCGACGAGTTGCTAACTTTACACCGGTCGAATTTTACCGACTGGAGCGTCCCAAAAAACGAAAACAATGAGCAAAAAATTAAGCCCCGACGAACGTAACCGATTAAAGAAATTATTTAAGGAGAACGGCCTCAGCCCGGACGACGTTTTTAGTCATAATCATTTCACAATTATAACCCGCTCAGGAATCGAAAAAATACAAGCGAAAAAAAATATTTTTGTAAGCTACGAAATTGAAAGCCTAGCGCCGGACTTTGTAGTCGTTAAAGCGTTCGGCGAAATGGAGACCGCCGAGGGCGCCGTTAGGGTCGAAACGTATGGCGAGAGTAGCCCCAAAAATAACAAAACGAGTTACCCGGTCGCTATGGCTGAAAAGCGGGCGCTCTCGCGGGTTGTGTTAAAATTAGCGGGGCTTTATTCAGAGCCGGGCGTTATAGGTGAGGACGAAAAGCCTCAAGATGAGTGAGGAGTGGGACGATTATTTCGATAAATTAGACGACCCAACGGCTCACGAATGGAGCCTACGAAAACAATGCGCGTACTTAGTCAGTAACTCAGTCGGCCACCGTGACGAATTAGAGGACGAACAAGCCCTTTATTTAGACCCGGACGAGCCTTATACCCTTGACGAGTTAAAAGAGGCTAAAAGCCTCCTAATATTAAACCAGCGCCACCCGTTAGACTGTTATGCTCCACGTCAAAAGGATATGGTTAAACACTTTCGAAAAATTTGCGGCCTTTAAATTGAGTGTACATATTACGCTCGTATGTTCAATAAGAGTAAAAAAATGAACTTGTAAGCCTTTTAATTCGAAAGGTTTTTTTTATCCGGGGCGCTTTATATTGGCAAAAATTTTAATTTAACATTATGGAGTGGATTTTTGAAAACTGGGCCGTCTTATTGCTTGCCCTTATAACTTTCGTTGACGTTATCGTTTCTTTAACACCTAGCAAAAAGGACGACGCCGTCCTCGGATATATTCGTTTAATTGTTAACGCTATCACGGGCGCGAATAGAGCAAAAAAAAAAGGCCTAAAATAGAGCGTCGAAATTGAGACCTCTAAAAAATACGAACCTCGGGCGGTGGCTTAAAACCACCGCCCCCGATATTATCCAACTCGTCGGCCATATTATTCCGGACGGCGGGGCGCTGGAGGTGTTGAGTATGTTTTTAGAAAATAGGCTAACCAAACAAAAAGACGTTGTTAATATGCGCCTTTTAATTAAGGAGTTAAAAATTGAGCAAGCCCGCGAAGTTTCTGAGCGTTGGGGTTTGGATATGAAAAGCGACTCACGGCTCGCGAAAAATATCCGGCCGCTAGTTTTAGCGTCTTGCCTTTTGTTTCTTTTTTTCGTTTTAATTTTAGAGGGTTTTCAAAAGTTAAACTTTACCCTTTCGGCTGAGTGGTTCGAACTTTTGAGGGTTTTAGTTTTCACCGTTTTCGGGGCTTACTTTACGGGTCGCACGGTTGAAAAATCTATAAAAAAAAGGCGTGAATAAAATACCGGCAAGCCAACCGACAACCTCGCGCCGCCCTTTACATATTAAAGGGCCTCGCCGGGTTTTAATTTTATCGGATATCCACGTCCCTTTCCACGACTCGAAGGCTATCGAAAAGGCGGTAAAATATGGAATCGAAAACGGCGCAACGGACGTATATATTAACGGCGATTTTTTAGACTTTTACAGTCTCAGCAATTTCGCAAAAGACCCCAACGAAAGGAACCTAAACGACGAACTCGAAACGGGTAAAAAATTACTCGATTATTTACGCGAAAAATTAAACCCCGGGACGGTTTGGTTTAAGGTTGGAAATCACGAGGACCGTTTCGACCGTTACCTAAAAACTAAGGCGCCCGAACTTATCGGAGTGGCCCGTTATAATTTACGCGACTTATTCGAGGCCTATGATTACGGCGTCGAGTTTGTTGAGTCGTGGAGGGTTGTCAAGTTCGGCGATATTGTAGGGGTCCACGGCCACGAAGTCGGCAAAGGTTCGGGCGGTGTTCAGCCCGCTCGCTGGTTACAACTTAGAACGAACCGGTCGGCGTTTTGCGGCCACTTTCATAAGTCGGACACTTACACAAGTCGCGATATATTAGGCGAGCCAACGATTACCCACGCGCTCGGGTGCTTATGCGAATTGCAACCCGATTACTTAGTTCGAAATAACTGGAACCACGGCGCCGGCTTTGTCGTTATAGACGAGCGAGGTTGTTCGGAATTTTTTAATTTAAGACTATGACAAAAAAACGCCTCGAATTAGAAAACTTAAAAAACCCGTCCGGCCTTTCGGATTGTTGCGAGTCGGCGGCTTATAGTGTTGACTTAAATATTTGCTCGGATTGTGGCGAGGAGTGTGAACTTTTAGAACCCGAAACCCCGGAGGAGTGTCCGAGTTGTTGCGGGTTTGGTGAGGTTGGGCCGTTCGGTTGGGAATATCCTATTTATAAAACTTGTCCGGAGTGTATGGGGTCCGGACTGGAGAGAGACCACCGCGACCCCGACGACTGGCACGACGGCCGAGTCGACCGCTAAACTTTCGACGTGACAACTATACAAAAAACGCCTTTTATACTTTTGCACTATGGGACTACTCGACCGAATTTTTAACCGACAACCTCAACCCGAAACAAAACCCGAGGGCCGTAGCTACTCGTCGGCCTTAGCGGGTTCCGTTGGGGCTATTTTAGGCGGGTCGAATAAAGTAACCCCGGCGACGGCGTTGGAGTCGTCAGTCGTTCGCGCTTGTGTTCAAAAAATCGCCCAAACTGTCGCAAGTTTAGACGTCGACCTTTTCAAAGTCGACGGCTTAAAGCAGAACCGAATCACTCACCCACTTACAAACCTATTAAAAAAATCGCCTTTTCGCGATTTTACGGCCTTTGAATTATGGGAAAAAATTCTAAGCGACTCCCTAATTTTCGGCGAGGGGTTCGCCTTAATTCATAGAGATAAAAATGCCCGAGTTATAGGCCTTGAATATTTGCCCGCCGAAGATATGGAGGTTACCACTTTGGGGACTGACGAACTTAAGGCCTACGTCTTAAAAGAGGCCGACGAAATTTACCTCCCGGACGAGTTGGTTATTATTAAAAACTTTCGAAGTGAGTCGGCGGCGGTTTTACATAGCGAGACGTTAAGCCTTGCCAAGTCGGCCGAAAATTTTGGCCTTTCTTTTTTCGAGAATGGTGGCAATGTTTCGGGTATTATTTCAACGGACCACTCACTCACCGAGGAGCAATTTAACCGGCTGAATTTTGCGTGGCACTCACGCAACCACGGCAAGGGCGCCCAGCACTCGACCGCTATCCTTGAACACGGTATGAAATACGACCGAATAGGGACGAACCCGGAGGCCTCGCAATTAACGCAAGTTCGTAAATACCAAGCCGAGGAGGTGACGCGAATTTTTGGAGTCCCGCCGGCGCTTATTGGTTTAGATACAAATGTCACCTTTTCGAATGTCGAACAACAAGGCATATTTTTTGCCACCTACACAATTCAGCCACTTCTGAGGGCTATCGAACAAGAGCTATGCCTTAAATTATTGAGCGAAAAGGAGACCCAAAACATAGAAATTCGTTTTAATATTTCGAGCCTATTAAGAGCCGACGCCAAAACCCGGGGCGAATATTTTAGCGCCTTAATTCGCGACGGCGTCGTTAGTATAAACGAGGCCCGCGAAAAACTCGAAAACCTTAACCCGGTCGAAGGAGGTGACGAGCATTTTATACAAGTCAATTTAACCCCGCTATCGAACCCGGTGCAAGCCGTCGAGGGGTCCACTAATAACGAGAATAATGAGCAATAAATTAGAGAGGCGTTTTGTCCTCACGGCTGAGGCCGAAAAAACTCCCGGCGTCGAAATTAGAGAGGTCGACGGGGTTCGAAGGGTTGAAGGTTACGCCGCCGTCTTTAATAGCGAGACAACTATCGCGGGACGCTTTGCCGAAGTAATCGCCCCGGGCGCCTTTGAGGGTCGCCTTAAGGACAACGTCGTCGCCGCTTTGAATCACAACACTAACCAGCCCCTCGCAAAAGTTGGGGCGGGTTTAGACTTGTCAGTCGATAAAAGAGGCTTAAAATATGGCTTTGATATTCCGGACACCACAACCGGCCGCGACTTGACGGAACTAATGAAGCGCGGAATCGTAAGCGGTTCGTCGTTCGCTTTTACTGTCGAGGGCGAAAGTTGGGAAAAAAGAGCCGACGACCTAGACCTTAGAACTATTAACAAGGTCGGCCAACTTATAGACGTGAGCGCCGTAACGACTGGCGCCTATCCGGAGGCCTCGGTTGCTTTACGCTCTCAAGACGCATTTAACGACGATTTAAGCGACGAAAAAGAACTAAGGGACTCAGACACCTCGGAAGGTGAGAACGTCCAAGAGGAACCCCTTAAAATGGACGAGGAGCCAACTAGCGATAAAAAAGCCGAGTTAAAAAGCTACTTAATACGTCAGAAACTTAACGCTCTAAAGTCTACAAAGTGAAAAGCGAGGCGAACGAAATAAAAGAAACCCGCAAGGCGTTCGATATAAATAAAGCAATTCGAGAGACTAGCGAGGGCAACCTTTCCGGCCTCGAGGCTGAGATGTGTCAGGAGGCACGGCGCGAATTTAGCGAGGCGGGAATTACAACGAGCGGCTCGTTACAAATTCCGTCCTTTATAATGGAAAAAAGGGCGACGACCGTCGCGACTGACTACGGAGGCAAAGGGTCGACTCAAGTTAAAAATTTACAAGGTTTAATTCCGCCCTCACTTTTAGAAAAGGGCGGCGCAAATATCGCCCGAAATTGTACGGGTACCGTTTTAATTCCTAGCGCTCCGGTTAACGCGACAAACATAAAAGACGAAACGACGACGGCCACCGACTCGGACGTTATGACTTCGAACTCAATAGACCCGGTAAAAATGGCGTCTATGATTACGGTGTCAAATCAGGCGCTCGGTATGTCCTCGAGTAATTTTAATGAGGTTTGTACTAATCAATTTATAAAACACTCGAACGCCTTACTCGACCAGCAATTTATCGACAACGTAATTTCAGCGAGTACACCGAGTGCTTACGGCCCACGAGTTTTAAGACACGAAACGGCCGACGCGAGCGGCTCAATCGGAACGGTAACGGCGGCAAATATTAACGAGTTAATCCATAGCGTCGGAAATAGCGGCCGCGTGACTTTAGAAAATTACGACGGAACTAACGGGCCGGACTTAAATACAAGTCGAAATTGCAAATTTATAGGGTCGCCGGGGTCTATGTCAGACGCGAGAATTACCCCTTTTATAACCGACTCGGGGGTCGGAATGTTACAAGGGTCAAAACTTGCCGGATATGACGCCCTCACGACTTCGCTATGTAACCCGGACCGGTTGACGGACGACGATTATAATAGCGTGCAAGAGGTGTATCGCTCCGGGGTTGGAGGTTTAACCGACGCGGCTAATTTCGAGCCTTTTATGTTTGTAAATTTTGACGACGTTTACGCTTGTTATTGGGGCGGGGCTGACTTAATAGTCGACGAGTTTACTAGCGCACACCTAGGCGTCACTCGTTTAATTATGAATATATACGCTAACGCAAAAGTCGGCCACGAACTTAACGCGGCTTATTTTGTAACTAAACCAACTTAGAAAATTTTCAAAAATCACCTAAATTTTAATTTATATATAAAGTGAAAAATTCAAAACAATTAAAAGAGGCGAGAGGCGAGCGTATTGACGCCCTCGAGTCCCTCGTTACCTCAGCAGAGGCGCGAGAAATGAACGCCGAGGAGGTAACCCTTAGCGAAAATATTATGGGCGAGGTCTCAGACCTAGACCAGCAAATCGAAAGGGCCGAAAAACTTGAGGCCACTCTTAAGCGCCAAGCGGCTCCGGTTAGTCACGCCGTAAGTGATAACGGAAGTAAAGAGATGAAAGAAAACCGCGACGCTTATAACTTAGGTAAAGCGATAAAAGAGGCCGGCACCGGGAGGCTTACGGGTCTCGAGGCTGAAATGGCTCAGGAGGCTCGCAACGAGTTCCGTGAGGCTGGAATTTCGCCAAGCGGTACACTTCAGATTCCTATCGCTCTAATGGAAAAAAGAGCCGACACGGTAAGCACAACGTCGAACGTAATAGGCGAGACTCAACAAAGTGTATTGCAAGGCCTAGTTCCTGACTCATTACTTGAGAGAGCGGGCGCGAATAGAATAACCGGCGTAGCGGGTTCGGTTCTTTTGCCTAGCTTACCAACGGACGCAACCGATATAATTGCGGAGGTGACAACGGCGCCAAGTTCGTCGGCTATGTCGGGGCGTAAAATAGACCCGGTAAAAATGGCGTCTATGATTACGATATCGCAACAAGCGTTAAATATGTCCTCGGGCGCCTTTGACTCGGTGGTGGCTAGCCAGTTCCGTAAGCACTCGGGCGCACTTATCGACCAGCAATTTATCGACAACGTTATAGCTGACAAGACCGCGACATATATGGAAAGAAAGGAAACGGCGGCGGCGGTTGTTACGGGTCTAACTTTCCAAAATGTTAACGGGCTTATCGCTAAGGTAGGCGACGCGAACGGAATCGGAGATAACTCCAAATTTTTCGGGTCTTATGCTTCACTAGCTGAGGGCCGAGTAACTGAGGCCGTAAGTAACTCGGGGGTCGGAATTTTACAAAACGGAAATATCGCGGGCTATGAGGCCCTCGCAACTTCTTTATGTAACGTTAGCCGAATAACGGACGCAAGTTATAACACTTATAATGAGGTATACGGCGGAGGCGCCTCGACCGCAGTAACTAACGACGCAACTCTTGAGCCGTTCCTTTTCGCAAATATGGACGACGTCTACGTTTGTTATTGGGGCGGGGCTGACTTAGTAGTCGACGAGTTCACTAGCGCACACCTAGGCATCACTCGTTTAATTATGAACGTATACGCAAACGCAAACACCGCACACGCGGCGAGCGCGGCGTATATGGTGACGGACCCGGTTTAATAGTTTATTAACCTTTTGAAAACGCCCCGGCAATTGGGCCGGGGTGGTTTTCTTTTTTTTAAGATAATGAGAGTAGTCAAAAAGTTCACGGTCGACCCCTTTACGGTCCTCGGAGGCGAGACAGTCGTCGAGGAACATCTTCGCATAGATATAAGCGCAAGCGGGACCGATAGGACTCACGTCAGTTTATTAGCTGAGGCGGCTATTCGTTACGTCCAAGAAATAACGGGCCGGATATTTGTCGCCGGTACTGTGGACGTTCATTTTAAAGAGTTCCCGGAGTTTATAGAATTACCGTTTAAAGCGTCGGCGGTAAACTCGGCGAAATATTACGCCGAAACTCACGCCGGGAGTTTGACAACTTTAGACGCTTCAGATTTTTATCTACATAAGGCAACGAGTCCCTCAATTTTAAGCGTTAAAAAAGACGTAACGGGACCGAGTAACGTGGCGAATGATATCGCTTATCCTTTTATTTTTGGGTTTACTCAGACGGCCGAGGTTGATACCCTGAGCGCCTCAGCCGACCAAGTCCCGAGGGCGTTTATTGCTTGCTGTCTTATCTATTTAACACACCTTTATGAAAACCGCCAAGCGGTAACGAGTGGCGGGTTTAAGCCTTACGTTATGCCTCTCGCCTTTGAGTCGTTAGTTAAAAGTCTTAAACGTATCTATTAAATGAACGCCGGGCAACTAGATAGAAAAGTCACGCTAGAAACGTTGACAACTACGCGCGACTCGTTCGGTCAACCGATAGAAACGTGGACCGAACTCGCCGACGTTTGGGCGAAAAAAATCGACCGCGTCGCCTCAGAGGTTACAAGCGGCGGCCAAGTTGTCGAGGTCGTTCGAACTGAGTGGATTATTCGCCACCGTAGCGACTTCGATAGTCGTTATCGAATAAAAACAAGTGACTCGACCATACAAGAGTTGATAACTAACAAAAATTTCAATGCAACTAGCACAACAAAAATACTAGACGGAAGCTTTCCTTCACCTAACTCAAATTGGATATTACATTCGTCAACAATTAACGGAGGTAGCGCGACTATTACGGGTTTAGGTAGTTTAACAAGTACGGGAAACAATTGGAGCGTTTCACAAAATGTTATTGATATTGGTGTTCGTTCTTACAAAGTAACTTTTACAGCAAAGCGATTAACGGGTACAGGTGCTATGTATGGCGGTATTGGTTACAATAATATCTTTAACCAAGTTGTCACGGGTGAATTTGTTACATATACATTTTTTCAAAATAATGTTGTCACGGAGGGCAATGGAATTCGCGTAGCATTTGGCGGTGTTTTAGCAACTGGAGAAGAAACAGCAAACACGTTTGAGATAAAAGACGTTGTAGTTCAGGAACTCGGCGAAAATTGGACTGTTTATACGGATAACGATGGTGGTGTTGAATTTAATAGTCAAGGTGTAAAAATTACAAACGGGGCGGCAAACGGTCAAGCAAAAATATCTCAATCAAGTGTATTTGAATCGGGTAAATCATATAAATTTACGTACACTATTGTTGAATACAATGGTGGTGATATTGGGTTAACTGGACAATCTGCAGCAATGAGTAGGGATGTCGGAACACACGTTGAATATATTGTAGGGGGTGCAACCTCTGATTTTATTCTTGGGAAAGCAAATACTAACACAGATGTAACTGTTACAGATATTTCACTTAAAAAAATCGGGACTTACTACTATGTAACGGGCGTTCAAGAGATAGGGCGAAAAGTTGGGCTAAAAATTACGACCGAAAAACGCGACCGAGAATAAAAATGAGAGGGCAAGGCGCAAGCGTTCACGCAAAACTCGACCCCTTAGCTAATAAGGCTCTCGTCCGACTTTTTAAAGGTATGGAATACTTGCCACAACGTAAGGCGCTCGGTAAAATTATGCGCCAAGCGTTGCGCCCGGCTTATAACGCTATGCGGTCCAAGGCTCCGAAAAGGACCGGACGGCTTCAGAAATCTATCGCGACGGTAGTATGGAAAAGGCGAGGCGAGTGGCTGGCGAGGTTAGGCCCTCGATACAAAGGCAATAAGCGAGCCGTTTATGCTCACTTTGCCGAGTTAGGAACTAAGGGAGGCGACCGCACGACCTCCGGGCGATTTACTTATCCAAGTGGTTCGGGTTTAATTCAGACGGCAAACATTAAACACGGCGGAACGAAAGGACAATTTTTCGTTAAGAGAACCGTCGACGCTTACGGCCCAAAAATTCAAGCGCGAATAATTGAAAAGAGCGACAAATTTATCGCCGACTATTGGAATAAAAACGCACCGAAATAATGCTGGACTTAATTTATAGCGAACTACAAAACGACTCAGCCCTTACGACTTCGGTCGGCGCTGAGGTTTACCCTTATATCCGAGAACAAGGGACCGCCCTCCCGGCGGTTTTTATCGAGCAAAGTGGCGCCAACTTTCGCGAGACTATGGGGAAAAGTTCGCACGGCGACGAGTTCACTTTTTCGGTTTATTCAATAAGTGAAACTTTGAGCGAGTCGATAGGAATAGGGAAAAAAGTAAGGACGGCCCTCGACGGTTTAAGCGGTTCGAAAACTGTCGGCTCGAATACTTACTTAATTCAAAAGTGTGTTATTTTAGATTTACGGACCGATATAATAGAGGAGGGAAATATATTCGTAACGGAGGCCTCTTTTAATATTTTAATTCAACATACCGCCGTCGACGTTATATAAAAAAATGGCAACTTTTTTGTGTTCTTGCGATAAGAAAAAAATCGAATTTTTAAAGTATACAGTCCGAGTAATTGACGGAAAAGCCCGCCCAGATTTAGACTGTGAAAAGTGTGGCGAACCGCTTAAAATGATAAGCGAAAAAAAGGGCTTTCCTAGCTTCAAAAGTAACTCAACCGGGCAAGTTTTGTAAAATTTTGCAAATAGCCTTAAAACGTATTTTAAAGCGTTTTAAGAGACTTTAACCCTTTTAAGGTGTTAGACCCTTAAAAAGTTGAGAACGTAAAAAAACCAACGGGGCCAACCTTTTCCGAGGGCCTTTTTTTTTGCGCTCACCTTTCACAAAGACAAGATAAAACGAGTTTTTTTTTAGACTTTTGTAGTAAATTTTTAAACCTTTTTTATTATGGCATTAGTACCAACATCAGGGAACAAGGTCGGCATATTTGTTGACAACGACAACGCCGCGAGCGGGGACGCTTTGCGTCTTGTCGGGCTTGCGACTTCTTGCTCCCTTTCTTACAATAACGCAACCGTCGAGACGGCTACCAAGTCCGTCAACGGCGGCGGAACTTTAGCGACTAACGGCGGAACGATTAACTCATTCGCGGGAACTTCATCTTTTAGCCTTTCGGCTGACGGTCTCGTCGACCTTTCAACGGCTGACGACGAGGACGGAGGCGCCTCAGCAACTACCGAACACGGATTTAATAACCTTATGGATATGGCTATCGCTGGGACGAAAGTCGGAATTTATTTCCAAGACGCAACCGCCGCCGGTGGGACCGCGAATAAAGGATATACGGGTACCGCTTTCATTGAATCAATCGAGGCAAGCGCCGGGGTCGACGACTTCGCCACTTACTCGGTAACTTTCAAAGGAGACGGGGCGCTTTCAGTTATAGCCTAATATTTCGGGCGGTTGTTTTTATTTTTGGGGAAACCTAAAAAATAATAACAATGTCTTTAAATGAATTAAGAGGCTCCTTTGAAATCCAAGTCGGAGAAAAAAAATTTACTTGCCTTATAAATATGAACGCTTTTAGACTCTTAACAGAAAACGAGGGAATCGGATTAAACGATTTTGATAAAGAGATGAAAGACAACCCTCTCGGGTTTATTCCGAGGGTTTTATATTGGGGGGCGGTGAATTACCTCGAGAGAGGTGGCAAAACTCGAAAGGCTTTGCCAAACTTTTCCACTTGGGCGGCGCACACTTGCGAGGACGACCAACGCCTCGCAAAATACGCCGAGAAGATAGTCGCGTCAATGACTGGACCAGTAACGAAAAAGGAGGACGAGACCCCGGGAAACTAGCCCCGGGGTCCTCAACCGCCCCGACCAACTGGCGAGAGTTTTATTATAACGCTCTCAAAACTGGAATTTTACCGCGCGACTTTTGGGAGATGACTTTCGGCGAAGTGGCGGCGTTTCAATACCGACACGAAACCGAGGAGCGTATAAGGTGGCAACATACGGCCACAATTTGCGCCCTCTTAGTAAATATAAATAAAGGAAAAGGCAAGCCACCAACTAAACCGGCCGACTTTTACCCTTACGATATACCAACAAAAGAAAGTGAAAATTTAGACGCTCAAAACATTAAAGACTTTGCGGAGTCTATGACAAAAAACCTAAAAAAACGCAATGGCTCGGACCAGTAAACTCGCCCTAATTTTAGGCCTCAACTCGAAACAATTTACGAGGGGACTAACTCGAGCGTCGAAACAGTTTAAAAAGTTCGGGGCGTCTATGACGTCGGCCGGGCGTTCCTTAACTATGGGCGTCACGGCTCCGCTCGGGGCCTTGGCTGGAATCGCTGGAAAGACCGCCGTAGACTTTGAGTTCGCAATGGCTAAGGTGCAAGCCGTAGCCGGTTCCGCTACTCAGGGCGAACTCGCAAAACTTGAAAGCGAGGCGAAAAGACTCGGACGGACGACGGCGTTCAGCGCCTCACAAGTGGCCGGCTTACAACTTGAATTATCTAAGTTAGGCGTCGACCCGGGCGAAATTGTTGAAATGGAGGGGGCGATTTTGAACCTCTCGCAAGCGTTCGACGAGGACCTTAGCGAGACGGCTGAATCGGTTGGGCGTACCCTTGCACAATTTGAACTAAATGCAAAAGAGGCGACGAATGTTACCGACGTTATGGCCGTCGCCTTTGGTAACTCAGCCCTCGACCTTGGGCGGTTTACGGCCTCAATGGAAAAAGTCGGCCCCGTTGCTCACGCCGCCGGTTTAGATTTAAAGGAGACGACTAGCCTCCTTGGTATAATGGCCAACAACGGAATCGCCGGGAGCGACGCCGGAACTAAATTAAAAATCGCCCTCACCGAAATAAGGGCGGCCGGCTTACCAGTTAAAGAAACTTTAAAACAAATTGCCGAGGGTTCGTTCGATTTTGAGGGGTCCCTTGAATTACTCGGGAAAAGGGCGCAAATAATTAACCCCATACTCGCCAACGCTGGAGATAAGACGGCCGAGTTTTACGATAAATTAGAAAAGGCCGACGGCGCCGGACAAAAGGCCGCCGACGTATTAAAAGGAACCACACAAGGCGCAATTTTAGAACTTAAAAGCGCCGTCGAGGGTTTAGCTATTTCGTTCGGTGAGTTACTACTCCCGAAAATTGAGAGACTTAGCGACTTTGTGAGCGGTTTGGCTGGTAAATTTTCGGCGCTAAGTAAAGAGCAAAAAGAACAGATTTTAAATATTATAGGAATCGCCTCGGCCGTTGGCCCGGCGGTTTTTATCCTTGGAAAATTATCGACTATTTTAAGCGTCGTCGCAAGTGTGGCCGCCTCTATTTCGCTCCCTATTGTAGCCGCCGCCGCCGCTATTGGTGGCGCCGCTTATTTAATATATACAAACTGGAATACCCTCGTCGAATATTTTACCGAGGGACCCGGGACGAGTTTTTTAGACTCGGTTCTTTTCGCCGTTAATCAATTCGTCGGGTTTATAGTTGGACTTTTTAACGTCGTCGTCGAGTTGATTCTAGCAATTTGGGACGCTTGGGGCGAGGATATTCTTAAAGGTTTGGAGTTGGTTTTTGTTCACTTTACCGGGTTATTTGATACGGTTTTTAAAGCCGTCGGGACTTTGCTCGGTTCTTTTGTAAAATTATTTAAAGGCGATTGGAAAGGTTTTTTACGTGGTATCCTTGACACTCTTATTTTAATAGTCAAGGCAATAGTCGACTCTTTTATGTTTATGTTTGAACAAGTGGGCTATTTAATTGACGTCGTTATGAAGGCCCTCGGAATAGAGTCCGACGTTCAAGGTTTTTTGAGTGGAATTTCTGACGCCGCCGGCGAGTTTTTTGACGGCTTACTAAGCGACCAGTCGGACGCTGAGGACGCTGGCACCGATTACTTTGCGATGATGGGCGAAGGGTTCGACGGGTTAAAGGGAAAAGTCTCGGGCTTGTTTGGTGGTGGTGGTGGTGGTGGATATGGTGGAGGCGCCCCAAGTGTGGACGGTGGCGACGGTGGCGACGGTGGCGATAGTGGTTTTTTAGGCTCTGACGGTGGCGAGGAGGAGGGGCAAAATATAAGAGATTTAACCGACTTATATACTGAGTTCGGAACCGCCGCCGGTGAGGCTATTAACCAAGTCGGCGACGCGTTCGCCGACGCTATTATGGGGGCTAAGTCTTTCGGCGAGGCGTTTAAGGCCTTAGCTATGCAACTCGTTAAGCAACTTATTAGCTTAACGATAGGCCACTTAATTACGAACTTTATGGCTCCGAGCCTTGAGAACTTAGCGACTAACGGCGCGAGCGGTTTAGCTAAGTCGGCCGCCGCCCCAGCTATTGCGGCGGGGTTATTTAGCGCCGTAAAAATGGCCTCAGGGGGCGCGGTTTTAGGTCCTACTCTCGCCCTCGTCGGTGAGAACCCGGCAAGCCGTGGCGAGTTCGTGGTTCCTTTTGAAAAAATGGGGCGCTTTATGGATATGGCCGGAGGCGGTTCGGGACGTATGCAAGTAAGCGGGCGCCTTGTCGGTGATGATATTTTTTTAAGTAACGAGCGGAGCGATAGAATACTCGCGAGGCGTCGAGTAATTTAGCGAAATGGCAATTTTAAACTATGACGGGACAACGCTCGGAGCCTTAGCGAACTCCGGATTTTTTAGGCGATTTTTTTCTGAATTTATGGACGACGCCGGCCAAGTGTGGCGGGTTGAGGTTTTGGATAGCGTTACAACGTCCGACGGGTTTAGTTTTGCCGACGACGCTCCCCAAGGGTTTAGGCTAGGACCGGACGGCGCGACCCTAAGCTATAAAGGAAAAGGCGAAAGTCTACACTCGCCTTTCGTTAATAGTGAGTTAACATTTGATTTTTTACTCGAAGGAACTTATAGAATACAACTAGCGACCGAGTTGGCTAAATGTAAAGACGAGCGTTTCGCGGTGGGTCTTTTTAAGCACAAGCCACACCCCGCGAGTTCGTCAACTAGCACCACAACACAAGACCCAAGCCCGACGGGTTACTGGGTTCCGGAGTGGTTCGGAATTATAAAACCCGAAGGCGTTGAAAGGCTAACGAATGAGCCAAATAGTTTTCTAAGAATTACGGCAACCGACGGCCTCGAAATTCTTAACCAAGTCGACTATAAAAAACCGGACGGGACTTTTTACGACGACGCCCCTAGACTTATCCAAGTTATAGGGCGTTGCCTCCAGTACCTCCCGACGGCTAAACTTTGGGGCTTCAATGGTTATGGAGACGCAACCGACTCGTCGGATTCTGTTGTGTGGGGGTCGCCGTCTTTTTTTCGTGAATATATATATCAATATGCCGAGGACGAACACCTACTAGACACCGGCCCTCAAATAGTTATGAGTGTCTTACATAACACTGCGGTAAATTCGCCAACCTTTTACAATATTAAAACCGTTACCGACCCACTCGGCGGCGATTTTATCGAAAAAGACTCGGCGAGTTGTGCCAAGGTACTCGAATCAATTTTAGAGGTGTTTATGGCTCGCCTTTTTTTATCCGGTGGCTCGTGGTGTTTTATGAACCCCGGAGCAATAGACGCCGACGAAACGCCAAACGTCCACGAATGGGCTACCCTTGACTCGTTAGATGTTAGCGACTCAACAACCGGAACTATATCGAGCGTCGTTGTAGACCTTGACGCCGAAAAAATCGAACCTTTGAGCGGTTTAGTCGACCGCTCCCTTTTTCCGATTAAGCGGGCCGTTTCTTTACATAAGGGAGGCGGGTCTATGGAGGTCCTCGTCGCGCCGCCGACTGCTATCCTAAACCCGTCCGGAACCCACGGCGGGCCACGCCCAACGTGGCAAAACGATTACGGATATATCGAGTTTTATCCTTATTATATAAGGGCGCACGACTCGAGCGAAATAACAACAATACAAAACACGGCGGCCCACATACCTAACGGAACCGAATTAACTATAAAGACCGACTTCGGACTTTCCGAAACGGGCCGACACGACGGTTCTATAACTGAGCCGGACGGGGTCGGGCTTAAGGCCGTCGTCGAAATTATTATAAAAGTCGGCGCGTACTATCTAAAAAGGGACCTCGTTCACTCGGGAGGCTCGGACACAATAGTTATACAAAGAAACGGACAAAGTAATCTCGATTACCAACCCCTCGAACAAAGTGGCGCTATTGAGTGGACCACCGTTTCGTCGTCTTATTCTATGGTTGTCCCTTTTATCGGTTGCGACCCCGAGGCTCCTGTTGTAACTCAAGGTTATGGCGACGACGCCGTCGATAGGGTGGGCGGTTTACATACCGCCGGACGTGAGTCTCCTAACGACGACCATTATATGCACCGGAGCGGCTTATTTGGTAACGGAACCGAACACGACGGAATTATGGCGTCGTTTAATTGGACTCTCCCGGCTTTGCCGGACGTGGCGGCGGGTTTTGACGGTATGTCTTTTTCGGCTTATGTAGATTACTATAAATATGACGGGACACAATTAGACTATTCCGAGACCTCTTTTTTACAATACGAAATTCCGGGCGTATTCGCAAATTTTAGGATAGTAACGGGAGACGGTGGAAACGGCAATACGGACGCCTTTTTTAGTTCTACCGTTGGGGAAAATAGGGCCGAAATTTATGCGAGTCGCTCCATACTCGGCGACTCAATAAGCGGCCAAATGAACGGCGTCTTGTTAGTTGAGGACGTAAACACCGCCGGAACCGATTATACTACCGGCGGCGAGCGTTGGGTTAATCTAGCCGGCCCCTCAGACTCCGAAAAATATATACACCAACTAAACGCGAACGACTTAACCGAGGAGAGGGCGCGAAGTCTTTTAATTAGACAAGGTTCTTTTTTATTCGACCCCGCTCACCACTTACCGGGCTGGAATAATATAACATATAAAGCGCTCCCGAGGTTCCGAGATTTATGGGGCGTAACTATCGCGGGAACTATGGCAAAACTTTTGCCGTTGAATTTATCGTGGACTATAAAAAGCCGTTTATTTGATTTTGAGGGGGTGGCTATTGATTTCGATAGGACTATCCCGATAACCTCAGACGACAACACCGACGCCATAAAAGGCGAGGCGGGGAGCGGTGGAATTACTGGCGTACCCGGAACGAAGTCGACACAGGCCTTAATTTTAAACTCCTCGGATAGTGAAATTCCGTCCGATTTTAATTTTACAAAGTTTAACTTTGACGCTCTCGGCCTTACGACTTTGATAGCCTCGGACTTAGGGAGCGGAAACAAAACTATCACGCTCGCCGGAGACTCGTCCGTTAATATCCAAACCCTCCACGACTCAGTCAAAAGGTTGCTCGAGGATTACGAAGATTATGACGGACACCTTAAAATTCACGCCCCTATCGGAAAGGTTGCGACGCCCACTTTATACATATATAAAATAAACCCGGACGCCTCGACCGAGTCAACGGAAAAGGTAAGCATACAAGCACCCTCAGACCTCGCGAGCGATTACACTCTAATATTACCAAAGGCACACCCAACGCAAGCGACTGCCGTAATGACTTACAATAATACGGGGCGACTTGCGGGACTCGCTGACGGGGCGGCCGGTGAGTTTTTAAGCACCAACGGCGGCGGGGTTTTATCTTGGGCGGCGGCTGGAGGTTCGGACGGGTGGCACGGGGCGACGACTTTGGTTAAAGTTTTACCGTCCGAGTTTATAATGAACGACGACTACACCCGGGCGCCTATCGCTATCGAGGACGACACGACAGACGTTTTAGGGGTTCGCTTACCAGCGTCCTCGGCCGAAATGTACGCCTTTAAAGCTATTCCAACGGGTTACAAAGCGACACACGTTAAAGTGTATGCAAGCGCCTCAACCTCGAGCGCCGTGGACGTTTTAAGTTTTAACCAAACAACGGGCGCCACCGCCTCAAAAGGTAGCGGCGACCTTGGCGCTTTAATTGATATAACGGACGTAACCAGTAGCGCAACGAGTAACCTCGTTATAAAAGTAAGCCCGGCGTCGGTTACGACCGTAATATATGGGGCTGACATAACAATCGCAACCGTATAAAATGGAACATTTGAAAACTTGGGGCTTAAATTTTTTGTTCGTTAGTTGGAGCGCCGCGATGCTTTCCGAGTGCATAAGTTGGACGGTTGGAGTTTTGGCCGGGTTGTCGTTAATTTGGTTTAATATTGAGAGGGCCATAACAACCCGAAAAGATAGGAACGAAAAAGATGAGAAAATTAAATAAAATTTTTATTCATTGCACGGCGACAACTGGCGACGAAAAGGGCGACGTCGACGTCGAGACGGTTAGGGAGTGGCACACCTCAGACCCTCGCAACTGGAGCGATATAGGTTATCACTATTTAATAAGACGCGACGGGACTATCGAAACCGGCCGCCCACTTGAAAGGGCGGGCGCCCACGTTAAAGGCCACAACGCCGAAAGTATTGGCGTAGCTTATTCGGGAGGCATACACGCCACAACTGGCAACGAGTGGGACACTAGGACCCCGGAACAAAAAAAATCGCTTAAAACGCTTGTAAATGCCCTTAAAACGGTTTTTAACTCTATTGAGTCGGTCCACGGTCATAATGAAGTAAACCCGGCCAAGGGTTGCCCTTGCTTTAACGTTGGGGTCGAATACCGAAATTTTAACCAGCCGGCTCCGGTTTGTACTTGTGGCAAAAAATAAAAGCCCCGAACACGACCTACAAGTTAAACTTGTTAACCATATCCGAGAGGTCGACCCCTCTATTTTTTTCACCGCTACCGTTGGAGGCGTTCGCCTTTCAATTAACCAAGCTAAACGAATGAAGGCGGCCGGATATTTGCGAGGTATTCCGGACCTTTTAATCTTCGAACCGTCGGGCGATTATTGCGGCCTCGCTATCGAGTTAAAAGCCGGGAAAGGCAGAGCGTCGAGTTATCAATTAAACGCCCTTAAAAGCCTCCGGGCGAGAGGTTGGAGGGGTGAGGTCTCGACCGGGTGGGACGATACTATCGAACTCCTAAACGAATATTTTCCGGACCTAGATTTTAGAGCATAAAAAAAGGGCGCCTTTAGTGGCGCCCCTTTTTATTCTCATCTACTAAACGAGGTTATTACTTAGCTTTATAATTGACTCAATACTCGACTCAATTTTTACGGCGTTTTCTTTTGCCGTTGGGTCGTCTTTATGCGTTGAGTAAACTAAACCGCTCAGGCCTAAAAAGCAAGCGCGTAAAAAATCGGCGTTAAATTTTTCCGTCCCGGCGTGGCGGCTAATATGGCTATAAATGTCGTCGCGCAGTTGGTTAGTAGTTCGGCGACTCATCTCGCTACAAGGCAAAGCCCTTGCACAAGTATAAACGTCGTCGAGGTGGTTCTTAATTGCCTTTTTAATAACGTCACGGTCCGACTCTATAAAACTCAATTGATATACTTTACCGCTTAACAAATGTAATGACTCTTTTAAGTGATTTAACGCCTCTTGTTTTTCGTAGCTTAACCCGTCGAAGTGATGAGAGCCGATACTACTTAAAAGCCTTTTTAACTCGTCACGGTCCTCACCCGTAAACGCCTCGCCTCCGAGGTGGCTTTCAAGGGACTTATAAAATAAACCCGCCAACTCGTTAAGCGTCCACCTTAGACGGCCCTCGGCGTCCCCTTTGAAACCTTGCGGGGTTCTTTCTATTGCATAAATAAGACGCTCGCGCATTGCTTTACTCATTAACCTCGCCGACATTTTAACGGTTTTAATTACTATTTTACAATCGAGAGTTATAGCCTTGTCGTTTTGACGATTTTCGACGTAAGCCTTAGCCATATCGTCCCAGTTTTTAACGCCGAGCATTGCCTCAATAATTTCGGCCTCGTCTTGGTTTAAATTCCTTTTGTCTTTTACGGCTTGGGCTTTGTACTCTAGTATGTTTTCGACTGTTGGGTTTAGCATTAAACTCCTAAACTTTCCAAACTCTAAACTCGTTCCTTTTACCGCTTGGAACACTTCGCGCGGGTTGTTAAATTTTTTCATAATTGAAATTTATTTTTGTTTGACTTAATTAGAAACTCGGGGCGGAATCGAACCGCCCCCCCGGCAATGAAACCTAACCGGGGGACCGTCCGAGTTTGGTGATTTATTTGCCGTATTGCTCCGGGTGAATTATTGCGGCGTTATCGAAGTCAATAGGTATACCGGCTTCATTGTAAATATAACCCTTACACCTCTCACGCTCGGCGTTCGTTGTCTCTAACCACTCAACACGCCCGGTAAAAATATAACTTTCTACCTTAGCGCAATAAAAGCGATTTAACTCATCGGAACTTCTACTTATAACGGTCCCGTCCTCGTCACTTATAACCTCCGTTATAATATGAGGGGTAAACTTTTCGACGTTATTCTCGTCGTAAGCTAACCAAGTCCTTAACCCTTTAATGTTCTCGGTTAAAGTAATGAACTCACTAACTTGCGCGGCTCTTAATGGCTGGCTTTTCAAAAAAGCGTTTAACTTTCTAACCTCGTCGAGTGTACCGTTTAAAACTGGAGTTTTTAAATTTGTCATAATTGAAATTTTTTAATTTGTTTGTTTGTGTTTGACTTTGTAAAGATAGTCAATAATATTAGTTATACAAACTTTTACACAACTAAAATTAAAAATAATTCAATAAAAATTAAAAAACCTAGTAAATACAAGGCTTACCGAGGTAAAAAAAAATTGAAAAAAAGTGTTTTTATCTACCAAAAGGGCGGAAAACGTTGCCCGTTTCGTCTCTTTCGGTGAACTGGTGGGCCGTTTTACTCCACCAAAGGCGACACATACCTAACGAGCCGACTCCTTTCGGCTTTGTTTTTTGACAATAAACCCACGCCTCACCCTCCTCGATAGGAATACCGGAGCCGTCGATTACATAGCCCGCCGGAGGGCGGTAGACGAGGAGCATAGTAAAGGCCCGACGGAACCAAGTTTGGCCGCCCGCCCACTCCGAAGGCATTGCGGGACCTTGGTAACGCTTACCGCAGTCGGTTTTTTTGTCGGCGTAGATTTTCGCGACGTGGTTAACTATAATATCGACCCGGTTAAAATCGCGCGAGGCGTTTCGAACTGACTTCAATAGGTCGGCGAGTTGTAAGTCCTCGCGCCCGCCGTGGGTATTTATATCGACGTCGAGGTCGTTCCAAGGGTCCAAACAAGT